GGGCCGGGCGGTTCTCCTAACGCCGCCCGGCATCACACACGCAAAGGAGGCGCGTGATGGTTTTGCAGAACGAGCTCAAGGACGCGAGCCGTATCCCGTTGAAGGACAGGCTCGCATGGACCATCCCGCAGGCCGCGAGCCTGTACGGAATCGACTACGACGGCCTCCGACAGGCTGTCAACCAGGGCGACATAGACACGTTTCGTCCGCCAAGCAAACGAGGAACGCCTTCCCGCCGTCACATCAGACGCGAGGAAATGGACCGATACGTCAAATCGTTGGAGGAGTAAGCATGAACGACATTCGCAAGGCGTGCGTGAGGGCCGTGTTCGACGAATTCGAGACTCAGGGCGAAATAGTCCACCCATTCAAGGACGTGGATGCGGAGGCCATGAGGCCTCTCGGCCACATCGTCGGCTACATCGACCTCGACGTCACCGGAATCGTGGACCTCATCATCGACACGATCAACAAGGAGCTGTGATGACACTCAGGAGAATCGATGCGGAAACGTTGCTGACGCCACCCGTACCGCCGAAGGCGAGCATCGTCATGCTCGGCATGAGCGGATACGCGGTTCGCATCAGTCCGAAAGGCGGGGCCCAACTCGTGAAACTCCTGCCCGACGGCGCCTGCACGCTCGCATCCATCACCGCGGGCGAGCTTGAGACATTCGACTACCAACTCCACAACGAAACGGGAGGCACCAGATGACCGACAACGATTTCCGTATCGAGGACCGGAAGGAACGCGAGGCGAAACGGCCGAACTATCCGCTGCGCAGGGTCAAGTTCCTGCTCGCGGTCGTCGGCCTCGTCGCCAGCGTGACGCTCATGCTCACCTGGCATGGCGGGAGCCTTGCGGGCGCGCTTGTGGTCGAGGGCGTGTATCTCGCCACCGCGTTGTGGCTGACCGTCAAATTCGCACCCAAATACGACGGAAAGGACGACAATCATGCCTAGCGGAGCCAACAGCCTCCAACTCCACATGAAGTACGCTCCGGTCAACCGCGGCAGCATCCACTTCGGCGCATCCCGAAACCATGGCCACCACACTTCGCCGAAGACATGGAGCCAGGAGACCGGCATCGACCTCGACCGGCTCCTCCACGACGAACGCGAGTACATCACGCGGATGAGACGCCGCACCCGGCGTGACATCGACGTGAAACCACGCATCCAACGCGTGTACGAGACGATCATCGCACTACAGATGGAAGGAGTGACGCCCAGCAGCCACAAGGTGGCCTTACGGCTCAACATCCCCCGGAGCACCGTGAGGGGCGACGTGCACAGGCTCGCCGGCATGGGATTGCTCGTCAACGCGCGGACTCGACGCGGAGGCTTCCTCACCACCGGCAGAACACCCGATTGGAGTGACCTGGATTGAGTCTCGAAACATTAAGCCTGCCGGAATGGCCAATGGTGTGCGAGCTCACCGTGCCTGGCGACCCGCAGTCGAAAGGTCGTCCACGCGTCTACCAGGGACACGGCATCACCCCGACGCGGACGCGGGAAGCCGAGAACCGCGTGTACTCGGAATGGCGCAGCCGGTATCCGAACCTGCCGCCATATGAAGGCCCTGTCTGTCTGGCGCTCACGTTCTGGACGGCAACACGGCGAGGACGTGACTGGGACAATCTGGCGAAACTGTTCACCGACGCGTTGAACGGCGTCGCCTACACGGACGACCGGCAGATCATCGAAGCCAGCGTGCACGTGCACCGTCCCGACCAGTACGTGCTTGGCGCGCACGGCAGGCCACGCAAACGGAAAAGCGGCGACCCGCTCACATGGCACGGCCAGCCATACACGCCATGCACGAGGGCCAGCATCTACTTCAAACAGGAATACATACCCAGATAGGAGAAAACACCATGAAAAACACCAGTGAATACGTTGTGCAGACCCTCATCGACGACGAGGACATGAGCGCCGACCTCGCGAGCCTCTACCCGGCGGCTAGCAAAATCGGCGACGCAGCCGCGGCATTCATCGACAAAGCGGACCAGACCATCGAAAAGAAGGGTCTGATGGGCACGCCTGCCGAAACTGTCGCGAAATGCATCGACATTTGCCAGAACGTCGTCAAGGAAGGCGCGGCCATCAGCCGGCTCCTACGCAATCCAAGGACCTGCGACACCGTGATCGTCAGCCGACGGTGCGAGGAAACGAATCCCGCCACCGAAGACGACGGCATGACGCAATCGACCTTGGAGGACGTGGAATGAGCAAGCAGAGGGGATACATGCCGTACTGCCGCACGTGCGGACCATTGGGGCCGGCCATGCGAACCATGCCCGCGTTCGACGTCGTGGAAACGCACCGACGCTCCTACCCGCACCACCAGACCAGCGTCATCCCCACCAAAACCAGCATCATCGTGAAAGGAACAAGCAAATGAGCGCGCAGAATCTCGAAACATTGGCCAAACGGTACGTGGAACTGAAAAGCCGCATCGCCGACCTGCAGGAAGAAGCCGACGGATTGGAAGCCGAACTCATGGAGAACCGCGAGCCCGGCGAATACGCTGCCGGACCGTTGACCGTGAAAATCCGCAAAGGCAAACGCAACCTCGACGCCGGCGCATTCGAAAAACACTTCCCCATCCAACAGTACGCGGACTGCTACCAGATCAAACCAAAAGCATTGTCCGCGATCATCAAACAGGTCGGCGAAAACGCTTTGCAGGATTGTGTGAAAGTCGGCGCGGCAAGCCTGGTGGTCGAATAATGTGCATCCCGATCAGCCAGGAAGCGGTCTGCCGCGCGCTCAGCAGGACGCTCAACCATTACGACAAAGCACCAGGATTCCTCGACGACGCCTACATCATCGACGTGCAAGAGACGGGGAGCCTAGCGGCGTTCCTCCGGGCCCGCCTCGACGAAGAATACGGGGAGGACATGAAATGAGCTCACAACTCGACCTTGAAGCCGTCATGACCGCAAACCAGACCATACCGGGAACGACGCCGGCACCCACGGTGGAGTCGACGGAGTGGACGGAAATCCGCGGCATCATCGAAGACCACATCACCAACCAGCCAAGAAGCCTGCAAAAGGAGATCGGACCATCGGAGCTCGGCACCGACTGCCTACACTGCCTCGCCGCCCGACTCGCAGGATGGGAGAAACGCCAGTCGGCCGCATGGCTGCCATTCATCGGCACTTGCGTCCACGAACGATTCGAACACCTTTTCAACAGTCGCAAGGACGAATTCACCGTCCCGGACGGCGATGGGGGAGAACCGTGGGCCGTGAAACGCTTCGAAGCCGAAAGACACGTCGACGTGGGCGAAATCCACGGACTCCACGGCCATCAGCGCATCCACGGCAGCATCGACCTGTACGACGCGGAAAACAACACGACCATCGACTGGAAAATCACCGGCACGACCACAATCCGCAACGTCAAAGCCAACGGGCCATCGCAGCAATACTGCATACAGGCGAGCCTGTACGGCATCGGATTGGAAAACGACGGCGAACCATGCAAAAGAAACGCGATCTACTTCCTGCCCAGGAACAGCGTCAGTCTGGCCGACGCATTGCCGATCGAATTCGACTTCGACCCGAAACCCGGCAAATGGGCTTTAAGCCGCGCGCAACTCATCGCAAACCTCCTCGACCTCATCGAACAAGAGGACGGAACCGAAATGCGCGACGCGTGGATCCACGCTCTGCCGACCAGCCCGACGCACTGCTTCCAATGCGGCAGCTGGCCGGACGATCAGCTCGGACAACTATCCGAACTCAACGAAGACCAATATCCGGCATCGCCGGACAAATGGCGGCAGGCCATCGGCCTGCTGGAATCCACCTACAGGAAAACAGAAAGGTAAAAAACACAATGTTCGGAACGAATAACTACGGTGGCGGATTCACCCAGCAAGGCGGAGCCAGCTACCATCCACAGTCAAACCAGCAGCAGCCCGCCGAAACGTTAAGCCTCGACGACGTCATGCAAGGCGGCGCGCCCAGCGCCTTCTCGAAGGACGATCCGATCGGCACTTCGGTGGAAGGCGAGATCGTGGAAATCCGCGCGGAACAGCAGACAGACTTCACCACCGGCGAACCACTGTTTTATCCGAACGGCAAGGCGAAGCCGCAGGTCGTTATCCACTTGCAGACCACACTGCAAGACCCAAATCGCGTCGGAGACTCCGGCATTCGTGGCGTGTACGTGAAAGGCTACAACATCGGCCAATTGCGTCTCGCATGCCGTCAGGCCGGAGTCGGCGACCATCCGAACATCGGAGACCACTTGAAGGCCACGTTCGCCCGCACACAGCCGGCGAAGACCCGCGGCTACAACGACGCGAAAATCTACGACTACGTCGTCATACCGAAGAAGCAGTCCGATCTGAATGCGGCGATGAACGACCCGCAGGCCGCCCAGCCGTCATACTCGCCACAGCAGCCCCAACAGGCCGCTTACGGTCAGCCAGTCACACTCGGCCAGCCCGCAGGCTTGACCATGCAGGAAAAACAGCAGGCCGCGCAACTGCAAGCCGCAGGAAAAAACGTGCAGGAGATCGCGGGACTCCTCGGCAAGCCGGTCGACCAGGTCGTCAACGCGCTCGGCGTAGGCAGCGGACAAGAGCCTGAATTCTAAACCCGTCAAATTCGACTGGTTTAGAGGGAACAGCGTCCACTGCAGCTACAACTGGCATGGCGGGCGCTGTTCCAAACATGATGAAACTCTTCGAGAGGAAACCTATGGAAACGGCACAGGTTGGCACAGTGGAACATGGTCCCACCATCAAAAAACGGCACATGTGCCATTCTGTGCCAAAGCGTTGGCACAGCGAAAGTGCCGGAATTCCAACCGTATATAAACAAACAACCAATGTTCCATTGTTTTTTATATATGTATTTATTTTTGTTGTTTTTGTGTTGTGTGTTATGGGCATGGAACGGCACAGCAAAAAAGGAGGTGAAAAATGAGGGACTACCGCAAATACCAGCCGATACCGACCGAAGACCTGCCAGCCCAATTCGCAGGAATCTTTCACATGCTCGCACTCACCTTCACGCCGGCGAACGACCATACAATCATCACGACCATCACAGGCCACAACCTTGAGCTCATCTGCCAAGGCGGCGGTGAGAACGACCGGCGTAAAAAAGAGCCAGTCGTGGCTGCCGGCTACCAGAAAGCCATCTGGGAACTCCGTGAAGGCCATCTTCGTTACTGTCCGTCACAGGACAGGCTTTGGCGTCGAGACCCCGACATGGCCGACCATGAAGGCGAAAGACTCATCCTCAACAGCTGGCATCCGGTCAAGACCATCGAGGACGAATACCATATCGGCGGCAACGCTCGTAGCAGTGAACGCAACCCGCTCTACTCGGGCGCGATTATGCGCGAGGCGAAGCGGAGCCAATGGTTCGAACAGGTCGAACGCGGCGTACGCTGTGACCCCTGCGTGTGGGTGCGACGTAATGGTAAAGTCGTCTGCCTGCAGGATGAGCCAGATATCGCGGTCACACAGACTTTCTCTCCTGTCGGTATGGGAAATCAGGCTTTGAAGGACGCGAAGCGCATTCTCGAATGGTTGACGGTGGATGAGAAGTCCTATGCGAATCTTTGTCGCATGTTTGCCACACCATGGCTCGAACCATTCAAACAATTGTCTTACGTCCTGTCCGGGCATGGCGGTGACGGGAAGACGCTGATCGCCCGTCAGGCGTTGCTCGGCGTGTTGGGCGTCGGCAAGGTGTTTCCAGGTTTCAGCGTGCAATCGTACTGCAATGGTGGCGGCTACACGCTTGGCCGCGAGAGCATGAATGATGAGATGGACGGCAAGGCTTTCGCCATTGATGATGAGGCTTGCGCGGTCACTGAGGACATGCTCCCCTTGCTACGTGCCTTGTCGACCGGCTCGCAGGTGAACGCCCGTGTGACTGGTGGCCGTTATCGTGTGATGACGCCGACCGCGACGATGCTGATTCTGACGAACATGCAGTTCGCGGATTCCGCCGAGAATTCGGACGTGCGTCGTTTCATCAAGGTGGAATTCCACCAGTCGAAGGGTCGTTCGTATGACGAATATCATGCGATCGAGGGTTTCTGTCATCGGCATCCCGCAGCGTTCTTCGTGTTGTCGTGCCGGTTGTGGGAGCGGTCTGACGAGCCGGAGATTGTGAATCTGAGTCCTGCGCGCAATATCAGCGATGAGATGTATTGGCTGATCAGTGAGATTGCGTCGAATGAGGAACAGTATGGAGATCCGGTGGCCGTGAAGGGTGATTATCGTAAGGAATTTCATACGACCGTTCCGCAGTCTTTGATGGATGTGCTTGGTTTGGAGAATGCACGTTCTCGTGCATTGCCCGGCAAAGGGCAGCCGCGCGTCGTCCGCGTCGTCAACCGTGACCGTTTCGACGTGTATCGCAAGGCCGCTCTCGGCACTGATGCGGAGTCAATCAAGGATTGGCGTCAGGAAGCCTTGTCGAAGCCGAACCGTGACAGTCTGCATCCGTTGGACGATGTGGGTGACTGTCATGATCTGGCCGGCATCGTCGATGCCGCGTTGGCTGGCCATGTCGGTTTCGCGCCATGCGAGGGCAAGGCGCGAAAGACCGGTGGGCCGGTCGACGGGAAGGTGTCGCTGTCGTGGAAGCGGTTGAATCCGTCGGACGAGAACCATGTGGATTCGACTTTCGTGACCGGCAAGATGAGCCGTTATGCCGTCGTGCCGCTTGGTGACTGCTTCGTCATCGACTGTGACAAGCCGTCCGAGGATGGTGGCCCTGATGGCTGGCAGTGCTTGCAGGCGTTGACGGGCGACTACGGTACCGATAAATTGCCGGCCACGTTGGTCACGAAAACACCGCATGGCGTGCACCTGTACTATCGCATGCCGGCCGGCATGGATATCGGCTTGCTGAAGAACGCGGTGCATGAGCAGAATCTGCCGATCGACCTGCGTGTGAGCAATAGGGGTTATGTGCTTGGCCCTGGCAGCGTCATCGACGGCAAACGGTATGAGCTGGCGGATCTGCCCGCCGGCGTGGTGCCGGAGGCGAGCGAGGCGGTCATGCGCATGCTCAAGGATTTCGGTTACACGAACGAGCCGAAGCCGGAGGCGCCCGCTTTGAGCTTGGACGATGTCATGGCCGATAGGCGTGCCACGTCGATTTCCAATGGCATGCCGGATATGACGCCGGTGCCGGAGGGCCAACGCAACAGCACATTGCATGCGTGGGCATACGGACGGCTGAAGAATCATCCGGAAAACGAACGGCAGATTCACGATGACCTGCTGAAGCGCGGTAGGGATAGCGGTTTGGCCGATGCCGAACTCGACCAGATCTGGAAATCAATCAAACGAAGCCTCAGCTAAGGAGGGGTCGACTATGTCGAAGAATATGACTGGAACGAGCAAGGCAATCCGACTTATCGAATGCGCGCATTGCGGAGAACGCGTCGGCGCATATTATGCCACCTGCCCATACTGTGGATACCGGCTTGTGACGGCGTCCGACGGTTTTTGGAAGCGGATGATGGGATGAGCCGGAAACCGCCGCAGTGGATGCGCCGGTTCGCCCCGGAAGGCAATCCAGCGCATCTCTTTCCGGTCGTGTGCTCATGCGGCCGGTGGATTTTCAGCGAAAGGGACGTGGTCTGGCAGTCATGGGACGCGGGAATCATCGAAGGCGACGACCTGGTCACTGCGATCATCCTTGACAGGCCGCTTATCCGCATCCGGCACGTGTCCCACATGGACATCGTCAGATTGGAAACCGTCGCCGGACCATTAGGCATCAGTCCGGACGGCCAATATTTGGGCGCGCACGAATGCGGCCTGATGCCCGTCAGCGTCAAGCCGGCGGAAGTGGGCGACAACGGATTCCATTATTCGACGCTTCCTGGTTTTCCGAAAATGCGGCCGGTGCCCGGCAATCCTGATCCGTGGGCCGGACTGCCGGTGAATGACCTATCGGATTTCGGATGGCCGCAATCCGAAGACAGCGAACAGCAAACACTTTTCTAAAAAGGAGAAATCATGAGACACGACGAACCGGAAACCATGTACAGCCGTGAATGGTTGGAACACGAGCGCCGCAAGGCATGGCAGGAAGGCTACGCAGCCGGATGGAAAGACCAGGAATGCGACTTCCCGCCACACACCACAGAAAACCCATATCTGGAGGCCAAATGACCAACACCGAGAAGACAATAATCTGCACCGTCATCACCTGCATGCTCATCATCTTCCTCACCATCGGCACATGCATCTTCATGCAGTGGTATACGGCCACCCACCACGATTTTCAAATGGAAACAGTCAAGACGGGAGACGTGACGTGGGCATGCCTCAAAGACCGAGGCACATACATCGGATGCAACGCAGTGGAGGAATACAAATGAAGAAAATACTCATGGACATGATCGTCAAATGGCATCAGGCCGGATACAGCCTCGATGAGATCTCGCCACTGGTTCCTCAAGTCCCCAAAGAGGAAATCAAAGCAATCATCCAACAACACCACGAATAACAAGAAACCCGACCTTCCGGCCGGGCTCCTGGCAGCACCACAAACCAGACTACACCCGCCGGAGGGAATCGAACAAATGAACGAACCAACCAACGAATCCCAACCAACACCAAACCAGACACAACCAGCACAAACCAACCAAAACAAGCCAGCGCTCGCCGGCGTGTGCCTCGTCTGCGGCGGAGGATGCGCTGTCGGCGACACCATGTGCGCGAGATGCGATGGGCTGATGCGCGGCTGGCTGCGGGAATATCCATCATGGTTGGATTCGCTGCATGAGTTCCTGGACTCGACCGCGCACTACGGAGGCCGCCAGCCTGGACGCGTCAACCTTCCAGCCGCGCCGACGCCAATCCGATTGCCGGTGCTCGACCACATGCAGGCCATCGAGGATGCCGCGATCGCACTCTGGCGCCGGTTGTATGCTCCGCCCGCCATGCCATGGGCCGATAGCATGATTCATCCGTCCGTGTTGAAATGCCTGAGTATCTGCGCGGATTGCAATCGTCTTTCACGATTGCCGGACATTGGTCTGATTTGGCATGACTGGGAGCGGTTGGCGCGCAAGACGCTGGGCATCATCGACGTGCCGCCATCCAAGCATGGTATCGGCAGGTGCCTTAATCCTCTGTGCGGCGTGGAGCTGAGTGCGGAGGTCGGCGCGGTAAGTGTTGACTGTCCGGTGTGCGGCGACACTAATCGCGTGGTCGACGTGCGATTGGGGTTCCTGAAGGAGTGCATCGAATCCGGCAGGGCGTTCACGGCGGGGGAGTGCGCGGAGCTGCTGCGCGAATGCGGTTTCCTGTGCAGCGTGAACACGATCTACTCGTGGCGCAAGCGCGGCAGGATCCAACCGGCCGGCAGAAACGAGAAGGGACAGCCGCTGTACCGCCTGTCCGACGTACACGCGCGCCTCGCCCGGCATGACGTGATTTGACATTTTTCAAAGTGCAAGGCAGAATTGTCAGTGGATTAAAGGGTTCAAACCGGAAAACGGTTTGAACCCTTTTCATATCCACCGATGGATTCTCCTAACTCCTTGGGTTATATCCCGTCCTGTCCGAACGGCATATCGGACACGCTCCGCCCACCCACGTCAGAGTGGGCATACACCAACAGCGGCAGGCAAGCCAATCCTGCGTTTACGTGATGCGGTGATGCTCAAACCGCCTGTCCATGCCTTCGTAGGAATCAGTGGTAGATCGTACCGGCCGCGAGTCTTTATTGGATTCTCTTCCTTGTGGCCGCGTGTGGACGCGGGTTCGAATCCCGCCGAAGGCACCAATAACCTCTCAGCAAAGGAGCGACGATGGAAGAAGCACTCCAAGATATCGCACACCAGCTCACACGCATTGCCGACCAAGGAGAACAGGCGGGCATGCAAATCAGCAGGGGGGATGCCTTGGAAGCGTGGGGCCTGCGAATCTACGAGGAGGACTTCCTCTCAGCGCTCCAATGTCTCGGAATCGAAGTCACAGACTGATATCGAATCGATGACGAATGACATCATATAAGCCAAACGTTCGCAGACAAAACGGATCGCGACGGAATCAGCTCGTTTCCAGACACAAAGCAGCGGTCAAAAGCGGAAGAACCTGCGGAATCTGCGGAAAGCCAATCGACCTGCGACTCAAATATCCAGATCCTTGGAGCTTCGTCGTGGATGAGATCATCCCAATCGCAAGAGGTGGAAATCCATATTCCTGGACAAACACCGAACCGACACATCGATGGTGCAACACCGTCAAAGGCACGCATACACTCGAGTGGGCACAACGTGAAGTGCGACGGCTCATGGCCGGTCAGCTGGGGCAGCAATCAAAACCACCCACCGGCGTGCCGTTTCGGAAAATCGACATCTAGGGGCGGTATCCCCTCCCGGTCCGGAAAACACGTCCCCCGCCGCATAGGGCCGATATCTCCCCGGAAGCTTAAAACGTGACGGTTTGTAAAACGTGACGGGAGGTGAAGCGTCGTGAAATGCCTTATTTGCGGAAAGGAATTCAGGCCGTCAGGGCGCGGGAAACCGGCTAAATACTGTTCTGGCGCATGCCGGGCGAAAGCGTACCGGGCAAGGAAGAACGATGGCGAGTCCTTGCCGAAACCAGCAAAACCAAGAACAAAACGAAAGGCAAAGACGTCAGCGACTGCGGAACGGAAACATCCGGCAGACATCGACCGTCACAGTTTCGAACGCATGATGGATGGATCCCATGAGGACACACTTCGTGAAATCGTCGGCAGGCTGCGCGAAGCGCTTCATGATTCATCGACTCCGGCCAGCGCGCTGCCGGCGATCAGCAGCAAGCTCGCCGAATTCGACGAACGGATGCGTATGGCCGAGGAATCCGGCAGCCTGTTCGACGTGAACGACGACGTGACGGAGGTGGCGGAGGATGTCGGAGCGTCGATTGTCTGAAATCGCCCAGCGGCTCGTGCAGCCGGAAGACGTCACGTCAAGCGACTTCAAACTTATCAACGGTGCGGCGGTCAAGGCCGGGATTCATTACGACCTCTGGCAGAAAGGTTTTCTCTACCTTCTGTTCGCAAAACGCTCCGACGGCAAGTACGCATGCGGATCCGGAGGAGCGGTCCTGTCCAGCTGCAGACAGATCGGCAAGACGTTCACCGTCGGAACTTCGATATTCATCCTGTGCGCCGGACGCGCAGGGACTCTGGTCATCTGGACCGCGCACCATACGCGCACCTCCGATGAGACGTTCGCCGATATGTGCGACCTGACCCGCAATCCGAAGCTTTCCATATACGTGCAGTCCGTGCGCCGCGCAAACGGGCAGCAGGAGATCCGTTTCACCAATGGAAGCCGCATCATGTTCGGCGCTCGAGAGAACGGTTTCGGCCGAGGTCTGCACTCCGCCGACATCGAAGTGTTCGACGAGGCTCAGATTCTTACCATCAAGGCGTTGGACAACCTGATTCCAATCGTGAACACAAGTCCGAATCCGCTGATTGTGTTCATGGGCAATCCACCGAAGCCGGGCGATCAATGCGAGGCCTTCGAGGAGAAACGTTCGACCGCGTTGTCTGGCAAGTCGGATGACATGCTTTACGTCGAGCTCGGTGCAGACCGCGATTGCGACCTGGATGACAGGACCGCGTGGGCGAAAGCGAATCCGTCATATCCAAAACGCACCAGCGAGGAAGCAATCCTGCGCATGCGCAACCTCCTCGCAGAAGACTCGTTCCGACGTGAAGCGCTCGGCATCTGGGACGAACGGACAGCCACCGAGGTCATTGGTGAGGATGCATGGCACGCTACCGAGGTGGCCAACCCACAAACGGATGGCCTGCTCTCGTTCGGCGTGGACATGCCACCGGATAGAAGTGCATTGGCCATCGGACTCGCGTTCAAGCACGACGATGGCACTGCGTTCATCTCCCTACAGGAATACCGTTCCACTCGAACCGACGGAGTCCAATGGGCTGTTGACTGGCTGGCGGAACGCTGGCACAAGACCGCGGCCGTAGTCATCGACGCGCAATCGCCGGCCATGAGCATCGTGCCCGACCTGCAGAAACGGCATGTGCGTGTGACAGTCACCGACACACGCCAATTAGGACAGGCTACAGGCCGCGTGCTCGACATGATTCGAGACAAGTCCCTTACACATCTGAGTGATATGGACCAGCCACAGCTGGCTGCCGCCGTGAAGGGCGTCACATTGCGCGACATCGGCTCCAACGGAGCGGTCGCATGGAACAAGAAAGGCTCCGACGTGGAGATAAGTCCACTGCAGGCCACGACTCTGGCATTGCACGGGGCATTCACCGCGAAACGCAAGCCAGGCAGGAAACAACGATTAAGGAGGCTCGCATGACATCGCTGCTCGCTCCGGTCACCGATTTCAGCGACCTCGGCATCATCTTCAATCCACCGACCGATATCAAAGGGCTTGACCCGGCGTTGCACGACACTTTATCGAATCTCGTCACTGTGTGGAACCGTAAGCGCGCGCGCAATTCATTGCGCTCCCGGTATGCGGATGGGAAACATCGGCTCCGCGACATCGGCTTCTCCATCCCGCCGAGCATGCGGAATCTCGAGGAGGTGGTCGGCTGGCCAGCGAAAGCAGTCAATGCACACGCCGAGCGCTGCATGTTCGATGGCTTTGTCAGTCCGAATAGCAGCGACGATTCCTTCGACCTGAATCCAATTCTCTCCGCTAACCGCTGGGACATCGAGCTGCCGATGGCGATCAGCAGCAGCATGATCCACTCGTGCGTCTTCATGGCCGTGTCGGAGGGCGACGAGTCGGCTGGGGAACCGCCTGTGCTCACCATTCCGCACAGCGCGCAATGGTCGAGCGCCCTGTGGAATTTCCGTACGCGCAGTCTCAAGGCGGCGCTCACCATCGATGAAATCGACGATTACGCGCGTCCTACGCGATTCCGCCTATGGACGCCTTTCCAAGTCATCACCTGCCAGCTTGGGCGTGAATGGTACGTGGACGATGTGTGGACGCATGGTCTTGGCCGTGTGCCTGTGGAGGTGCTGTCTTATAGGCCGACCATCGACAGGCCTTTCGGCAGGTCGATCATCAACCGCGCGGTCATGAGCATCACCGATGACGCGGTGCGCACCGTCCTGCGCAGCGAGGTCAGCGCCGAATTCTACTCGGCACCGCAATGGCTCCTACTCGGCGCCGACCCCGATTCATTCAAGGACGATGATGGCAATCCGATTCCAGTCTGGGAATTCGTCATCGGACGATTGAACATGATTGGTAAGGACGAGGATGGCGACGTGCCGAAGCTTGAGCAGATCACCCAGCAGTCCGTGCAGCCGCATATCGACCAGATGCGAGAGCTTGCCTGCAGATTCGCCGGGGAGACGAATGTGCCGGTCAGCTCGCTCGGCATCATCCAGGACAATCCATCGAGCGCAGAGGCGATGCATGCTGCGGAGAAGGATCTGGTCATCGACTGCTCGGCAGCGAACCGCGTGTACGGTGCTTCGCTTCGTCGTATCGCGCAGGACATCATCATGCTTCGCGACCGTACGACCGAAGTGACCGACGAGATGGCGGGCATCACCGCACGATGGCGCAATCCGTCGCTGCCGAGCGTCATCGACGCCGGAGACGCGATGGTCAAACTCGTGGGGGCCTTCCCTTGGCTTGCCGACACGACCGTCGCATTGGAGGAAGTCGGCTTCACTGACGAGCAAATCACCAGACTCCTATCGGAAAAGCGCCGAGCCGAAGCGAAAAACGCATTGAACGCGCTCGCCGGGATGAACGGAGGCGGGAATGACAAACCGGACTCCGAGCCGCAAGGAAATCAATCTTCTGACCAAATCGCAGAAGACGGCGGTGAGCCTCGCACAACGGGAGATGGGCCAAGCGTGGCAACAGCTGCAGGGAATGGAACCGGCACAGCAGCGTGACATGCTGCTGGAACTCGTTCCCGCCATCATTGACAAATATGGGAGCATCAGTTCGACCGCAGCAGCCGACTGGTACAAGCAAATGCGGTCGAAATGGTTCGACGACAAATACGAGCCGATACTCGCCGACCCTATACATGACGATTTGACCGACATGATTCGGGCGAAGGCAAGCATGCTGTTCAAAGGCAACGAGCGATATGATCCGAACGCCTATCTCTCGTACCTGAATCGGCTTATCGCGGTCGGAGTGCGTAACGGCGGTCGCAGTACCGTCAGGTCGGCAGCCAAGCTTGACAAGTATGGGCCCCGGTTCGCACGCGTTCCTTCCGGACTTCATACCTGCGCGTTCTGTGCCATGCTCGCCGGACGCGGCTTCGTCTATGCAAGCGCCGAAAAGGCCGGAGGCTTGTTCAACAAGTACCATGCGGCATGCGACTGCGAGATTGTCCCATCATGGGATGAAAAACCGCGTGTGGAGGGCTATCGTCCCGACGAATTGTACGACGACTATCTCAAAGCGAGGGATGAGGCCGGAAGCGATTCGGTGGACGATATCCTTCGCGCGATGCGACAGCATAAGGGCAAATACGCGGATGGAATCCGTCCGGGAACCGCCATCCCTGATGGTTGGAAGCAGCCTCATGCGCAGAACGAGGAACGGCTGCTTTCAATGCGAGGACTCGCTGGCGTCACCGATCGCGAATGGTACATGCGTCAGGAAAAGGTTGGAGTTCCGCACTCCACCGATATGTTATATCCGCAGGAAATCGTGTTCCTTGAACGATTCCAGAATCTTGGGAACCATGTCGAATGGATACCAAGAGACATAGAAAAAAGGACAGCGACAAATGATTTCCGTTGGATCGAAACAAACGAGCTTTGCGAATTGAAGTCCTTGGCAAAAGCTGATTTTGGCAAAATCGCCGATCGTATCACCAAAGCCGTTCGAAGCGCTAAAGAGAATCACGATGTCGTCAAGGACTGTTTCGTGATAGATCTTGGCCAATCGAAACGTAAAGACAAGCTTGTTCACCAGTTAGAGAAGTACAACGATCGTGAGTGGAAAATCCGCAGACTTTTCATTCTCGACGGTGAAGGTTTATTGGAAATCAAATTGAAATGAAACAACCGGGAGCACGCCTCCGCTCATTGCGTTTTATTTCAACGCCGCAGAGGACCCCCGGTCTTCATATATTTTAGCACATTCTTGGCAGGTTGGCCCAGTGGCGACGGCAGTGGCCTGTAAATCCACGACATTGAAACAACGCGGGTTCGAGTCCCGCACCTGCCACTATCCCATTTTTTGGGCGGTCACTGGCTCCGTCATGCCTGGTCAAAAGGCCACGATGGCCTCAAACATTCGGAGAAAACACAAGGAGCGTTTCATCATGCCGAAATCCCTCATCATGCGTCTTCGTCACATCATGATGGTCGCGCCACCGGCCGAACCCGGCGGTGACGGACAGCAGCAGGGTGGCGAGCCGCCGGCAGGAGAGAAGACCTTCTCCCAGAGCGATGTCAACCGCATCGTCGAGGACCGTCTGCGCCGCGAACAGGCCAAGTATGCCGATTACGACGATTTGAAAGCCAAGGCCGCGAAATTCGATGAGCAGGAGGAAGCGAACAAGAGCGAACTGCAGAAGGCCACCGAAGCCAACCGCAAGCTCGAATCACAGCTGGCGGAGCAGAAGCACGCCGGCCTTGTCGCCAACGCCTGCCTCAAGCACGGCATCCCCGCCGAATTCGCCGACCTCGTGACCGGCGATGACGAGGAAAGCATCGACAAGACAGCCGAGAAGGTCGCCAAGCTCGTCAGCACACAGGGGAAGCCGCCGGCATCCGGCAATGGCAGGCATCCGCTCGACGGCGAGGGAAACCAGCCGGGCGGGCAGGGAAGCATGAGCATCAGGGAACAGATCGCAGCCGCCGAAAAGAAAGGCGACTATCAGACCTCCATGACGCTCAAAAGCATCATGCTCGGCACGAAGCGCCAGTAACCACCAATCTGGAAGGAAGACATCATGCCTGGAATCACAGGACAGGGCAACACCTACAATCTGCCCAATTACGTCGGCGAGCTTTTCGCCGCAAGCCGCGAGGACACGCCGCTACTCTCCGCCATCGGCGGACTCACCGGCGGCATCGACACCACGTCCACTCTTTTCGAATGGCAGGGCTACGACCTGCGCGACCCAGACGCCAACCGCCAGCGCCTCGAGGGCGCCGACGCGCCGAAGGGCGAGGAACGCACCCGCTTCCACGCCAACAACGTGGTCGAGATCCACCAGGAGGCCGTCGAGGTCTCCTACACGCGGCAGGGTGCGACCGGACAGCGCAACACCGACAACATGCCGGTAGTACAGGTCGGCGGCACCGCCATCCCCGCTGACGAGCTGAGCTGGCAGATCCAGCAGCAACTCAAGCAGATCGCACGCGACGTGGAAGCCTCCTTCATCTCCGGCCATTACAACAATCCGACCGACAACCAGAGCGCGCGGAGCACCCGCGGCCTCCTCGAAGCCATCACCACCAACGTGATGAGCACCGAGCACACCGCCGCCCAGCTGACAGCGGACGACGTGCTCGACCTCGCGCAGATGGCCTGGGACAATGGCGGCATCCGCGAATCCGAGACGCGCACCATCGTGGTCAACTCCACGCTCAAGCGCGCACTGACCCGCTGCTTCGTCACCGACGCGAAGTATCAGGAGCAGACCCGCAACGTCGGCGGCGTGAACCTGCAGACCATCGAGACCGACTTCGGCCTCTTCAACATCATGCTCGACCCGTACATGCCGAAGGACCAGCTGCTCGTCCTGTCCCTCGAACAGCTCGCCCCGCGCTTCCTCGAAATCCCCGGCAAGGGTCATTTCTTCGCCGAGCCGCTCGCCAAGACCGGCGCAAGCGACAAGGTGCAGCTGTACGGCGAGATCGGCTTGCAGTACGGCGACCAGAAGGCCCACGCGCTCCTGACCGTCGCCGGTGGCTCCGCATCCAACACCGTGAAGGTCGCCGGCGTGAGCCTTGATAAGAAGACCATGGGCGTCAAGACCAAGGGCACCAATACGGTGAAGGCCATCGTTGTGCCCGACGGCGCATCCAATAAGGATGTCGCGTGGACTGTGGAACCGTCCGACAATTCCATCGCCACCGTCAAGGCTGATGCCGACAAGAGCGTCGGTGTCGTGACCGGCGTGAAGGCTGGCAACGCCACCGTCACCGCAACCACTTCCGACGGCTCCAAGAAGGCATCCGTCAAGGTCACCGTGACCGACTGAGAGGCCAGATGATGGCCGACACAGATGATTTCGCGAGTGTCGACGATCTTGAAGCCTCATGGCATGCGCTCACGGACGAGGAGAAGACGCGCGCGAAGAAACTCATCGCGTATGCGTCCGACCTGATCCGCTCCTATCGCAGATGGGACAAGGTCAGCAACCTCACCCGTGAGCGCATTTGCTGCGCTGCCGTTAGGCGCGCAATGGAAGCCGATTCCAATGGCGCACCATCAGGAGCCAGCAGCATGAGCGAGACCGCCGGACCATTCCAAGCTACCTACAGCTTCCAGAACCCCACCGGCGACCTCCGATTGTGGCCGAGCGAGGAGAAGGAGCTTGGCGGAAGGCGACGCCTCCTCGCGGGAGCCCTCGACATGAGCACCGGAAAGGTGGTGGCACCATGATCCACGGTGAAACCGTCAAGGTGCTCCGTCCAAGCATCGCCGGAATGGATGCCTACAACACTCCAATCCGCAAATGGTCCGAGGAATCGGTAGGCAACGTGCTGGTCGGCTCGCCGACACAGGACAATGTCGCCACAAGCGTCAATCCGGAAGGATTGCTCGTCTCCATGTCGCTCTACTTCCCACGCTCCTATCAAGGAACGCTCCGGGATTGCAAGGTGATCGTCAGGGGAATCGAATATCGAGTGATTGGCGATCCTGTCGCGCTCGATGGCGGATTGACACCAACTTCCTGGAACATGCAGGTCAACGTCTGCCGCGATGACGGGAGGTGACCATGAAGGGATTCAAGGTCGACAAGGAATGGATGGAACGCAATGTCCTGTCCAACCCAACAGTCCAATCCGCTCTGAACGCGAAGGCCAGACGCATCGCTCCGATCGTGAAGCGCATCGTCCTCAAGGAAGGCGACCGTCATTATGCCGAATCGGTGCGCGTCATGCAGGGACGACGTCCTGGAACGAAATCGCCGACGCATCTGCGCAGACCATATGCCCGAGTCATCATCGGTGACGAGCATGCGGACGCCAAGGAATACGGCGACGGACGGATCTATCCGAAGAAGGGATACCTTCGCCGCGCCATAGCCGAGGCGGGTGGCTGATTATGGCGATTCCGCTTCGCGGCTCATGGCCGCAACCGATGCCGATCATCATCCAATGGCTGCAAGACAAGGCGGGGATCAAGGCTTCGGCGGAAGTGCCGGAGAATCTGCGTGCAAACCTTCCGGCCGTCATCGTCTCTCCGGCGCCGGGTGGCACGACCGCCGATGGATTCACGCGCGGCAGAGCCGTCGACATCGACATCTTCGCCGCTGATTGGACTTCCATGGACGCGACCATAAGAAAGGTCGAAACCGCTCTCTCTCAGCTGCAGGGCGATGGAAACCGATATGGCTACGTCGACTCCTCAACGCTCACCTCATTTTCCGAAGTGAGTCATTCAATGCCTGACGTGCGCCGTTGCACGGCGACGATCACGCTCAACACCAGACCACAATGATTTTTCAATTAAGGAGGAAATGATGGCTGCCATCACCGATGTGCCAAGCATTCTCAATGACAATAACGGAAACGTGCGAAAGTGGGGCACTCAGCTGCTCGCTATCGCCGACTATTCGACCGCGATGCCGGATCCTTTCTTCGACACCGCAACCAACAAACCGAATCAGCTGCCCGAGGGTTTCAAGGTGATGGGCTACATCAGCACTGATGGCGCGAAGATGAGTCGCGGCATCGAGTCCGCCGACACCAGTGCGGTGCAGGATCTGGAACCGGTGCGTTCCGACATCACCGGCCGTACCCGCACCCTGCAGCTCACCTTCCTGGAAATGAACGCGTGGGTCAAGGCCTTGGCTCATGGCCTGCCCGTCTCCCAGTGGCCGGAAAACAAGGATGAGGGTTTCGAATTCACCGATGAAAAAACCACGGAATTCCCGTACTACCGCCTGATCTGGATCGGTCAGGATGGCGTGGGCGACGCGGCGCATTACCGCATCGAGGCCGGGTATCGCGTCAAGGTCACCAATCAGGGCGACAACACCAAGAACCGTTCCGACGCCGAGGGTGAGGACCAGACCTTCACCTTCTTCCAGGATCCGAAGACCGGCAAGGTGTTCTACGAGGGCGAGAAGATCGCCAAGGCCGGTGCCGCGCCTCATGCTGATGTCTCCCAGTCGCAGCCGGTGTCCGATCAGGCAGCGTCCTCCGAGTCACAGCCGGTCGCCGACTGACATTGATTCTTCCCGCACCGGGCTTTTGATTCCTTTCACCGGTGCGGGATTTTCCCTTCTTCTCTCGCCGAAAGGAACACTGATTTTTTTGAAAGGATTGAACAATGACCGACAACAAGAAGCGTAAGGTCCGCAGCCTCAAGGCCGTGAAGGCGAAGTATCTTGAATCCCACCCGAAGATTCGGGAGTGGATCGAGTTCACCATCGACGACGAGCCGGATGCGAAGGAATTCCGCATCCACGCTCCAATTTTCCAGTCGAATGAGGAGAAGAAGGCATTCGCGAAGGCGCAGGAGTCCGACGACCAGTTCGACTTGGCGAAAGCGCTGCTCGGCGCCCAGTGGGATGATTTCATCGAGGCCGGCGGACAGATCAGCCTGCTTTTCCTCCTGCTCGACGACGCGGCCGATGAAGTGCATGAGACGGACAGCGAGGGAAACCCTACAACGCTTTAGAGCTCCTTGACGGCGATGGTCACGCGGAGGAATTGGAGGCCGCGTTATGCGCGGTCTACGCGCCGCGTGACCCCATCCAAGAGTTCTGGCAACGCAAGATCAGTCTCCGCGCATTGCATGCGCTGATAATCCACATGCCGCCGGACAACGTCTTCTTTCGTGCTTTGGCTGGTGATGGCTGGAGTGAGTCGGAATGGCTGTTGCACGATTTGGGCGACATGCTCCGTGACATCCAGCTAACCATCACCCAGTGCGCTCCATTTGTGGAGCATCCCCTTGAAGAGGATGACATCAGGCCTCGCACCAAGCCTCCGGCTGTCGTGGTGGCTGAGTCCAAACGCGAACAGTCGTCTGTCGACAGCAAGGCCTTACACGCGCAGGAGCGGAGCGAGCTCATGGCGCTTGTCACGGGCGATCAATCGAAAAACTGAACAGTGAGGTGGTCTCATGGCCGGCACAGCCGCATGGATCGATGTGCTCCCGAATCTGAGCGCTTTCGGCACGAAGCTCAACAGCGGTGTGACGGCCGCGGCCACCTCCGCAGGACGGAATGCCGGCAAGAAATTCTCCGACGCCATGAATCAGGCCGCTGGCCGTGACGTGCTGTCAGAGCAGGTCAAGAGCCTGCAGCAGGCTGAGAAGAAGGCCGCGCAGGCGGTCAGCCAGTGCACGTCGCAGATCGCAAAAGCGCGCGACGAGCAGAAAAGCGCCGACCTGCGCGTACAGGCCGCCGAAGTCAAACTGCAGGAAACCATCGTCAAAAGCGGACAATCCTCCTCACAGGCCATCAACGCCCAAGCACGACTCAACGACGCAAGGAGCAAGGCGAGGCAGAAGACCGAAGCCGTCACATCGGCTGAGGAACAACTCAAAGCCGCCAGCAAAGGCCTGAAAGAGACTCAGACGCAGCTCCACGACGCTCAGACGAATCTGAACGCGAGCACTTCCAAGCAGTCGGGATTTTTCGCGTCCGCCGCGGCATCGGCGCGCAATGCCATCAATTCCTTCCGTAGCATGCAATCAAGCGTCACCACCACTGCCACAAGGGGAGTCGGAGATTCCGAACGCTTCTTCACCGCGTGGGGAGCCGCGAAGTTCGGAGCCATCAGCGGGTTCGCGCAGTCGGCATTCAGCAAAGTCTCAAACATCATCACCAGCAATGTGGAAGGCGCCATTAAACGCGCCGACACGATGAACAATTTCCCCAAAGTCATGAAGAATTTGGGATACGACTCGAATGACGCTGCCGCAGCCATCAAACGCATCAGCGCCAGCATCGACGGCCTGCCGACCACCACATCAAGCATGATCGGCATGGTCCAGCAGCTTGCTCCGTTGACCAAGAATCTGGACGAGGCCACCAGCATCGCATTGGCGTTCAACAATGCCGTCCTGGCCGGCGGCAAAGACACAGTGCTGCAGGCCGACGCCATCGAACAGTACAACCAGATGTTGAGCGCGAACAAGGTCGATGCCGCCGCATGGCGAAGTGTCGTCAATGCAATGCCTGGCCAGATGAACCAATTGGCCAAGAGCATCCTTGGCGCAAACGCGAAGCAGAACGACCTATATGAGGCGATGAAGGGTGGCAAGGTCACCTTCGAGGACTTCAATAAGGCGCTCGTCAAGCTCAATAAGGACGGCTACGGGCCGTACGCATCATTTACGACGCAGGCAAAAGACGCCACACAGGGCATCGGCACTGCGATGGAGAACGCGAAAAACCGCGTCCAGAAGGCCATCGAGAAGATTATCGAGGCGTTCGGTGTCGACCGCATCAGCGGCGTCATTAACAGCTTTACGGCGAAATTCGGAGATGTCGGCTCGGCTGTGGCCAAGGCGGTCTCCGGATCATTGGAATTCGTCGAGACCGGCAAAGTCAACGAAAAATTGGCTGAATCTTTCCACATCGACAAGAAGTCGTATGCGGGCATCGAAGACGCTTACCAGCGGATTCGGTGGGGGTATAAAGGTCTCACCGATTTCATCAAGACCGGCGAATTCTCGTACGAGTTCAACCGTGCCTTCGAGAACGCAGACCGCCAGACACTCATCGACTTCAAAGACAGCCTCCTCGGCATCCGCGACTCCGCCAGCGAGGTGCTGAAGAACCTTCCCGGATTGGGTGAATTTTTCAACACCCCGGCGGATGGCGACAAGTCGAACTTGAACAAGGCCTTGAAAGCCGCCAATGTGGCGCTTGCTGGTCTGAAGCCACTGCTCGACCTGCTCGCATCAATCGAGAAGGCGTGGAACGGTCTGTCCGCTGACCAGCAGGGCACCATCTTCGATACGGCCATCTACCTGTGGTTAGGTAGTAAAGGATTCAAGATACTGAAGAACATCTTCGGTGTCGCCAAGGATATCGGCAAAGGCTTCGGCATCGCCGGAAAAGGCATCAAGACCGCTGGCAACGCGCTGAAATCGTTCGGCAAGTTCCTCGGCGGGCTGAAGGCTCCGAAATGGCTGTCAAAGCTTACCGTCGGCAAGGTTGGAATCGCAGCCGGTGGAACCGCAATGCTTTCAGCTGCGAAGAACGTCGAAAAAGGCACTCCTAAGTGGGCATGGAGTCAACTGAACAAAATTCCCGGTTTCAGCGAGGGCGACAAGTCATACGCCGACTACCAGAAACGGTACAAGGCCGCACAGGAAAACAACAAGTTCCTCGGAATCAAGAACTCCACATGGGAACACAACCTGAATCCGCTGAACTGGCCATCAATGGCCGTGGGTGCCGCGAAAACCGGAATGAACAAACTCGGAAGCCTTCGAAAGAAAGCCGACGAGCAGGGATTCGCAGGTAATACCGGTTCCGCGCAAGCTTCGATGAGCTCCGGACAACGCGATGCCGGAGTCAAGGCTTGGAACGGCATCAAAGGCGCGTTCTCCGAGGCAGGGCAGGCACAGGCTGACAATACGGCAGCGCAGGTCAAAGCCCAGCAGGACACTCTGGCCGGCATCAAGAAGGCATGGGGCGACGCCGGCGATTGGATCAACACCAATTGGTGCGACCTGATGGTCAAGATTCAATCGAAGTTCGACGGCGCGGCCCAGTGGGTCGAGGACCGTTGGAACGGTGTCAAGGACTGGTTCGGGACCACAGGTCAGAAGATCGGCGACTTCTTCTCCGGTATTCCATCGGCGATTGGTGGATGGTTTGATTCGGCGGGCCAGTGGGTTGAGGCCAAATGGCAGGGCATCTGCGACTGGTTCTCAGGTGTTGGATCCTCAATCGGAGGTTTCTTCTCGGGTATTCCGGCCGCTGTCGGCGGTTTCTTTGACTCCGCTGGCCAATGGGTGCAATCCAAGTGGCAGGTGGTATGTGACTGGTTTGCCGGCATTCCCGGTTCCATCACCGGCTTCTTCCAGGGGATTCCGGGCACTTTCCAGTCGATTTTCCAGACGGCCAAAGACCGGATAACCGGCGTCTTCAGCTCGGTCGGCACGTGGTTCGACAACAACGTGAAGATTCCTATCTCCAATGCCGTCAATGCCATCGGCCAGACCTTCCAGTCCACCAAGGATTGGATTAAACGAAGCTGGGATCAGGTCAAGGAGGCCGCAAGGGCTCCGGTGGCCTTCGTCGTCAACACGGTGTACACGAACGGCATCAAGAAGGTATGGGATTCGGTGGCCGGCGCCGTCGGCCTGAAACTCTCCCTTCCGACGGTGAAGTTCGCAACCGGCGGCACCGTCGGCGGCATCAACCCCGGTTACGCTCCCGGTGTCGATTCAATCCCGGCGATAACCTCGCCGGGCGAGGCGTGGATGGTGCCGGAATGGACTAAGGCCGTCGGCGCGGAGAACGTCTACCGCTGGAACGCTTTGGCTCGCCACCATGGCGTGCAGGCCGTCCGTGAGGATATGGGTCTTGATGGCGTCCAACGCTTCGCCAAAGGTGGCATTGCCTCCAAGATTGGCAAGGCGGTGTCCGGAGCGAAGAAATTCATCGAGGATTTGTCCCAGACAGCTCAGGCCTTTGTGAAGAATCCTGTGGATTGGGTCACGTCGAAGATTCTCACGCCTGTGAAATCGCAGGTGGCGGGAATCAGCGGCGGCCAGTTCGGCCAGATGGTCGGCAGACTGCCGGTGAGTGCCGCTACGGCTCTTGTCGACAAGGTCAAGTCGATGGCGTCCGACCTGGCATCCAAGTGGACCAGCAAATCCGAGGCGGGCCAATATCATGGTTCGGTCGGTGGCGGCGTGGAACGCTGGAGGAGCCTAGTCCTGCAGGTGCTTAAGGAATTGGGCCAGCCCGCAAGCTGGGCCGACACCGTGCTGCGCCGAATGAATCAGGAGTCCGGCGGCAATCCGAACGCCATCAACAATTGGGACTCCAACGCGAGGGCCGGTCACCCGTCGCAGGGCCTGATGCAGACCATTCCTGGAACATTCGCCGCCTACGCGGGACAATACAGGTCCCGTGGCATCACGGATCCGCTCGCCAACATCTATGCCGGTGTCAATTACGCGCTGCACCGTTACGGCAGTCTTTCCGCCTTGAATCGTGCGGGCGGCTACGCGCTCGGCGGCATCGTCGGAGACGATAGGCCGACCTTGTACGATCGCGGCGGCATCCTGCCTCCCGGACGGCATCTCGTGGCCAACGAGACCAAGCAGCCGGAGCTCGTTTTGACGCGCGAGCAAATCCTCAAGGTCTTCGGCTCCGATGTCAAGGACAAGGGCGATAGGACCGTCAACCTCAATGTGAGCATCCCGGAGCGCTCGGACCCGTGGGCTGATGCGTCAATCCTGGTGCGCACAGCGCGACACCAATTGCGATAAAGGAGGCCGATGTGGCTTATTTTGCGGAATTGTCGGCCTCCGGCTTGGAGCCGGTGCGCTTCGAGGGCTCTGGTGATCTCGATTGCCTGTGCATCGCGAAAGGCGGCATCGAGGGCTGGTGGTCGACTCCCGCCGCGAAAGTCAATGTGACGGCGCGCGGCCAGGGCGACGGTGGACACGACGTGAGCGATGATGACATCTCCTACGCCAGCCGCACCGTCACCCTGCATTGGAATGCCAACGCTTCCAGCCGTGACGCGCTGCTCGCTTTGACGGACAGTGTGCGCAGACTCGTGCATCGTCAGGTCACGATGCGCGTGGTCGACGGTAATGAGGATACCTACTGCAGTGGCGGATATATGGTGCTTACCCAGCAGCCTGACTATCGGTCCGGCAGCATCGCGGATTCGACCATCACAATCGTTTTCGAGCGGCCCGAGCGATTGTCATCGCAGCCGCAGAAGGTGCAAATCTGGCCGCAGGCCGACAGTGGTCTCGGAGGACTGCGCTACGGTGGCAAGGCCACAGGCCTGCAGTATCCCGTGCAGTACGGCGTCGAGGTTTCGGATTCTCGGAACGCATGCGTGCTGCACAATGACGGGACCAGTCGCGCCTATCCGATCTTTCAGGCGACCGGGCCTTTCCCGGATGGAGTGGCCGTCGCCTTCCAGGATGGTTCGAGTCTCTCGTATTCACAACCCGTGGGCGTGACGCCGCTCATCCTCGACTCGCGCTCCCATTCGGCGACCATCGGAGGCGTGGACGTGTCGAGGGGATTGATCGCCCGCGGCTTCCCGGTCATCGAGCCGGGCGGTTCGCTTGGCGTGACGCTCCAGTCCTCGGGCTCTGGATGGGTGACGTGCGTCACGCATGACGCCTACATGTGACCGATAAACGTTTCAGCTAATGGAGGTACAACTTATGGCTACCGCTTTGGGGGTCCAGCCGGACTCTTCCGGCAACGGCGTCACGCCGCTCACGCACCGCAAGATCATCGACGCGCTGTGGGCGTCGACCGGCATCGTCACCGGACTGGGCGTGACCGGACGCAACGACCTGAAATACGACGTGGCGGCCGGCGTGGCAATCTGCTCACGCGGCGACGCGGACGGCAAGACCGAAGCGTATTGGCCCGGCGGCCAGACCACGGCAGTCGCGGCCGGCGACTCCACATGGCCGCGCATCGACCGCGTGTGGATCAAGGCTCACGACATGTCGCAGGGTGATTCGGACAATCAGGTGGTTGTCGGCGTCACCCAGGGCACGCCGGCCGCGAATCCAGCGGCCCCGGCGACTCCGGACGGATGCACGCGCGTCATCGACATGCTTCTTCCCGCCGGAGCGTCGAGCACCGCGAAGGCCACGAAACCGCATTCCGCGGACTACGCCTACCCGTATGGGATGAGCGCGGGCGTGCTCGCCTCGCAGAACGTCAACCAGCGGTACACGATCCCCGAAAACAGGCAGTGGGTCAAACGGTGCAGCGTCAGCCTGCGCCTGACCACCGACCGCACCGTCAAGGTGGCGTGGAAGGCGCGCGCCTCCTGCGGCACGGACAATTCGCTCATGGGCTCCTATTTCGTGCAGTTGCGTGCGGACGGACAGGTGCTCAACAGCGGCGTCAACGAGGCGAGCTCGTGGATCAAGGGAGCCTTCGACGAGATCGGCGTGTGGCGTTTCGCGGAATCCAAGGGCGTCGACTACGACACCATCCTCAACAAGGGCGAGCACACCGTCGAGGCGTGGGTGTGCGGCAACCCGGCCGCGAACACGGCACCGGTCACCCTGTACGGCATCCAGCAATTGACCGTCACCGACATGGGGGTGTTCCGCTGATGTCGTGGCGCGCGTATCTTTTCGACACCGTCAGCGGCCAGATCGCGCAACGGATCGACCTGCCGGCCTTCACCTGGTCGATGACCGTCGCCGACTGCGCCCTGTCCACCACCAAAAGCAAGGACGTCGGAGAGGACGAGATCGGCGGGCTCGACCTGCCATGGACGGCCATCCCCGGCAACACGCCGGAGGAGAAGGCACGCGCCATCCAACCGTACCGGCGCGGCATCGTCCTGTGCTGGAAGACCACGATGGACGAGCCGGACTCGCTTGGACGGCCGATCGTGGCCGGTATCATCGGCGTGAGGTCCAGCAAGCGCGGCAGCGTGTCCATCCCCGTCATGGGATTGAAAAGCTTCCTCAACGATCGTGTGCTCGCCACCGAGGGACGCTTCGGCGCGGACGAGGGACACACCAGCCGAGGCGGCCTCGCATTGGACGGACTGTCGTGGAGGGCCATCGCCTGCGAGATCGTCCGTCGATGCACCGAGCTCAAGCCGGGAGGCGCATTGCCCATCACCCTCCCATACCTCGGCGAGAAGGGCACCCACCACCTGCCCGTCGAGAACGCGACCACCTCCTCGACATCGACGGGGGAGAAGAAGACCACGAGGCAGAGTCTGCCCGACGGGTCCATCGAGACCACTGTCGACGGCGACACCACCACGGTGACGGAAAAACACGTCAAATCGCAGACCAGGCAGGTCACCGAGACCAAGCCCTACACTGCGCACACGAAGACCGGCACGGTCACACGGACACACACCACGACCCGCACCATCACGATGCGCAGGGAGACCACCGTGAAGAAGACCGTCACCGTCAGAAAGGCGGACTGCACGCGCGTGAGCGTCACCACGACCACCACGGTGGACACCTTCGACGATTCCGGCGCGAAGACCGGCACGACCACCGGCACGGACGGTCCGCACGTGACCGAGGAACCATCCTCGACACCGGTCACATGGAAGGATTTCGACGTGGCGAACCACAAGTGCGGCGACCTGCTCGACAGGATCGCCAACACCGACGGCGGACCGGACATCCAATTCCGTCCACGCCTCATCGACTCCACACACCTCGACTTCCAGCTCCTCGCCGGCTCCGACGCCGACCAGCATCTCCTGCAATCCACCCGCCTCGGCCTGTGGACCGGACGGTACGGCGGCACACTGCATGACCCACAGGTAGACAGGGACGGAGCCATACAACGCGTGTACATGACCGGCAGCGGACAGGACGAGGCCACATTGTGCGCGCTGGCCGAGGACCTGTCGCAGACCGAAACGTCCGATCCACTGCCATTGCGGGAGACCGTCCAATCCGAGACCGACTGCACGTCGTGGGAACTGCTCAAGGCCGACGCCGATGCGGTTCTCGTGGCCAACGGCCGGCCACTCGCGCAATGGTCCGGAAACATCGACGCCAACGACGTGGACGCCTCCGGAATGCCGTTGCACCCGCTCGGCAGCATTTGGCCGGGCGAGACCCTCGACGTCGCCATCGACGGATTCCCGGATTGGCCCGACGGCACCTATCGGATGAGGCTTATGCAGATGAGCGGCGACCATACGAGCCTCGTCAAACTCAAATTCGACCCAGTGGCCGACCCACTCGGCTGATGGAAAGGAGACCAAGAATGGTCAGGCGTTCCGAATTGCTTCCGGATGAGCGCATCCTCCCGCTCTCATTGGCGGTGAAGGCCATGATCGGCGTCGAGAGTCTGCGTACTCGGCCTTCCGGAATGGTGTCTTTTGATAACGCGGACGGTACGAAGACCATTATTGGAGGATCCGGCACCGACCAGATAGCCACAAACGCAGGCGATACGCAGGCACCGTCACGTCCGACCGGACTGAGCGCGACCAGCACCATGCAGGTCGCCCTCGTCCATTGGGACGGCACGCTCGAGTATGGCATGGTCGATGACTTCGACCATATCGAGATCTTCGCCCAGCCGGACGGCGGAGATGTGCTGGACATCGGATGCATGCGCACGGCGGGAGAGCTCGCTACCGGCCGTCTGCCGGTCGGTAGCGTCGTGGAACTGTGGGCCGTCGCGGCTGACAACGCGCACGACCTGCAGGGAAATCCCTCTCCGAACATGTCGGATGAGTCCGACCATCTGGTCGTCACAATCGACGAGCCGGTCGACCAGAATCAAATCAGAGAAACCGCGGAAAAGTTGCAGAAGGCCGCCGATGATGCCGCCGCGAAGGCGGATGAGGCTATCAAGCATGGCGAGCAGATCCGGCAGGATGCGCAGGCGGGTATCGATGACGCGCGCAAACAGGCGCAGGCGGCTGGCGATAAGGCCGACAAGGTGCGCTCCGACCTTCAGGCAGAGGTGGACGCGAACAAGCAGGCCACGGATGCGGCCATCGCCAAGGTTGACGCGAAGGCTGACAAAGCGCAGAATGACCTTGAATCGCAGACGACGGCGCTCAAATCCAGTATCGCCGCCGTGGATGCAAAAGCGGATCAGGTCAAGGCCGCCGGTGGCAAACTGTCGCAGAAGGTGGATGCCGACAAGGCCGCCTTGGACAAGAGCATCGCCGACGTGGACGCGAAGGCTCAGGCCGCGAGCGACAAGGGCGACCGGCTGGCCGGGCAGATCAGTGACGTGACCACGACCGTCAACGGGCACACGACGAAGCTGGGCGAATTGTCCACGCGCATCGAGGGTGTCGCTTCGGATGGCCAGACCACGGTCAAGAGCCTGACCGACTTGCGGCAGACCGTGACCGGCCTCAGCTCGACGGTATCGCAGAATACGAAGACCGCTTCGGATGCCATGAGCAAGGTGTCGCAGGTGGAGCAGACCGCCAACGGCATCAGCGCGAACCTGAGCAAGAATTACACCACCACCGCCAATGCCGATGAAAAGTATGCCGCGAAGACGGAGCTTAAGGCCACCGCCGACGGCTTGCAGGCGAATATCACGAGGTCGCAGCAGACCGCCGATGGTGCCGTCACCGCCGCGAATAAGGCGCAGGCCACAGCGGATGGGTTCGGCGCGACCCTGAGCAAGGATTATCAGACCGCGAAGGCCTCGGACGAGAAGTATTCCACGAAGGCGGAGTTGAAGGCCACAAGCGACGGACTATCCTCCTCATTGTCCTCGGTCAAGCAGACCGCCGACGGCGCCGTGACCGCCGCCTCCAAGGCCCAGCAGACCGCCGACGTGGTGTCTTTGAACCTGTCGAAGAATTATGCGACGAAGTCTCAGGCGGACGCCACGTATGCGACTCAGACGAGCCTGAAGGCCACTTCGGATTCCCTGACCGCCAGTATCAATTCGACCGCGAAGACCGCACAGAGCTCCGTCGATAAGGCGACGAATCTCGAAGCGAATCTGAATGGTTTTAAGACGACTGTTAGCCAGACATATACCACTAAGACAGAATTTGCAAATCTCTCTATCGGTGGAACGAATCGTATCGTGCTGTCGGGTGGCGTAGCCGGACGAATCGACACGAGTGGTGACTCCGGCTCTATTGATACGGGAACGCATTGGACTTCAGCCTATGTGTCTGTTGCTCAAGCTGCTTATGTGCTTTCCAGTGACATCAAGGTCGAAGGCAATACATATGTGAGCGTGGCATTCTATGATATGGATAAGAAGTTCATCAGCCGACCGACTGGCGCGATGACTAATCTTGCTGCACCATGGTCAAGAATCCTGACTGTCCCGACTAATGCCGCCTATATGCGTGCATCCTTCCCGACCAATCAGAAGGGGCATATCAAACTCGAAAAAGGCACTAAGCCCACTGACTGGTCACCCGCCCCTGAAGACCTTCAACCCGCCGGAGACTATGCCACCAACAGTTCTCTGACCCAGACTGCGAACTCTATCACCGCTCAGGTAACCGAAGTCTCTAAGACCGCTACGTCTGCAATGAATAAATCTACTACGGTGGAACAGACCGCCAACGGCCTGTCCACCAGGATCACCGCCCAAGGCAAGACGCTGGATGCCACGACAAAGACCGCGAACGAGGCCAAGTCGACCGCTGACAGTAACAAGCAGACCATTTCACAGGTCAAAACAACCGCCGACGGAGCCGTGAGCCGCGTGAGCTCGCTCGAACAGAACCTCGACGGTTTCGAATCCACTGTCGCCAAGACCTACCAGCCCAAGGACGGCATGTCGGCTTACGCCACCACCAGTGCGCTGAAACAGACTTCCGACAGCATCACCGCCCAGGTGGCCGAGGTGTCGAAGACCGCTTCCGGAGCAATGAGCAAGGCCACCACGGTGGAACAGACCGCCAACGGCCTGTCCACCAGGATCACGGAGCAGGCGAAAACGCTTGACGCGACCGTTAAGACCGCGAACGAGGCCAAATCGACGGCCGACTCCAACAAGACCACCATCAGTCAGACCTCGAACCTCGTCAACGCGGCGCTTGCAGGTGACAACCTCATCACCGACGGCGGTTTCGAATCCACCGCATGGTGGATGGGCCTCAAGGCCCCATTCAGGCTTTCGAACGGGTCGTTCTACCACGGCGCGCATGTCCTGGTCTGCGATGCGGCCACCGGAGACAACCGATGCCCGTTGACCCATGCGAAAGGCATGGCTGGGACAGCCACCGCGATAACGGTCACCAAGGGACGCACGTATCGCCTGTCGGGCTACTGCGCCTGGTATTTGTCGGTCCCGTCGAACGTCAATCCGAGCGGTGACAAACTCAGATTGGCAAAACCAGACGGAACATACATCGCCGATGCTCAATGCGGCAAATCCACGTCATGGGCGGAAACGCATGTAGATTGGAAGTGTCCTGATGATGGTTCGATCACTTCGGTCCGGATCGAAGTCATGCACCAGGCCAATGGCACCATCATGTGGGATGACGTGAGCTTCCGGGACATCACCGAGGCCGCGGCCACCAGCACGCGCGTGGCATCCGTCGAGCAGAATCTCAACGGATTCAAAACCTCGGTGGCGGACACGTACCAGCCGAAATCCGGCATGGGCAGCTATGCGACGCAGTCGCAGCTGACGCAGACCGCGAATCAGATTCGCGGCGAAGTGAGCGAGAAATACCAGTCCAAGGACGGTATGGGCTCTTACGCCACGAATTCCGCCTTGACGCAGAAGGCGAATGAGATCACAGGCAAGGTGCAGGAGGTCGCCAAGACCACCCAAGGCAACACGACCACCATCAGCCAGGTCAGCCAGAAGGCCGACAAGATCAACACGACCCTGTCGCAGAAGATCGACGGCAAGGCCGACGTGAGCCGCGTCAGCTCATTGGAACAGAATCTCAGCGGTTTCAAGACCACTGTGGCGCAGTCGTATCAGCCGAAAGGTGATTATCCGACCCGCTCCGACATGCAATCCAGCATCAGCCAGACCGCATCCTCGATCAAAAGCGAAGTCGCGAACACATACACCACGCAGACCGCGACCGAGGCATTGAGGAAGAGCGCGACCCGCACGTTCACTCTGGGTGGCGCGGCCGGCAAGGCGAAGTGGGTGAAACTCGGCTATCTCACCAGCAACGGAGACAGTTCGAGCATCCTCCTGCACGTCTACTCCGGCGACGGCTACAACGGTCGAGCCAGTCAGAATGCGGAGTTCGAGATCTTCGTCAAGGACGGATATCAGTCCACCACGTCCGCCACGGGCGCGTTCGGCGTGTCCGTGAACCGCATTCGCGCCGCCGACGATGTGAAGGTCAAGGTGATGGCGTTCAGCTCCACCACGTGCGACATCTGGGCGTACATGCCGTGGACGTATTGGAATGGTCATTACACGTTGCAGGGCGACTACAAGTCGTGGCAGGACGGTCCGAACTGCGGCGGAACGAGGATCCAGGACGCGGAACCCACGTCGGGCACCGCGCAGGACCTCGCCTACGACACGCTCAGCACAAGGTCGTATGTCGACCAGACGGCCAAGAGCGTGGCCTTGGGTGTGGTGCAATCCTACAAGGGTTCCGACGGGTCCGGGCTCGCGACGAAGTCGGACATCACGGCCACGAAGAACAGCATCACCAGCAGCGTATCCAGCACGTATGCCACCAAGACTGGTGTCACGCAGGAAATCTCGTCGAAAATCACACAGAACAACAACAGTCTGGATGTGAAGTTTTCCACGAAGACGGAGACGAAGAACGCTCAGGACACGGCCAACACGGCCAACTCCCACGCTTCTGACGCGCAGTCGCGCATCGGCAGTCTTGAGGATTGCATCAACATGACATCGCAAGGTGTGCGCGTCGGTAAACGGGTGAACGGCAAATGGTCCGGATGGAGCGCGCTTGTCAACACGGAAGGCAGCTACGACATCTTCGATGGCGCCGGTGCCAAGCAGGCGACCTTCTCGTCCGGACGACTCGATCTTGGCAAGTCCAGCCACAACACGAACGGCATATACGTTCCGGCCGGCGGCAATTGGACGAGCGGATGGCTGTGCATCGACGACTATCTGGTCGACTGCGACCATACGCGGCACATTTACGCTTGCGCGCGCGGCGGGCTGTTGTGCTTCAAAGGCCGCGTGGCTTTGACCAATCCGAGCGCCGCCGGCGACCAGCGCGTCATCGACGGCGGCAAATGGTATCGGGCCATGCAAGGCAAATACAGCGTCTACCCGTATTTGGACGTGGATGATGACGAGCGGGATTGGCCTGCGACCTTCAAACGCTCGGACAACAACCTCCTCGCAGTCGGCACATTGTTCATCCCACGCACCACCCGCGACATCTGGTGGTACGACCCCACCCGCGGAAAACACACCATGTGGATCGATCTCAACAATCTGCAGATCCCGATGGGCAACAACGTCATCGGATGATCCACGATTAAAAGGAAGGAGGATGCGATGGCATCCGAAAACGAAAACACGACGACCGTAACGACGGAGGATGGAATCCTCGACCTGCGTCCACCGAAGGGCAGTCTTGTAAGGCAATTGCTCAGGCTTGGTTTGACCTTCGATCACAAGGATGCGTCAGGTGAGACGTGGTGCGATTACACGCGTGGGCTGAGCGCGACGTTCGCCGATCGTCAAGCCACGGACGTGACCTTGGCTGATATGGACACGAGGGACGAGACCACGATCACGGCCAGTCAGCTCGCCACCGTCACGGAGATCAAGACATGGCGCAGTGATGGAGCCGGGGACTGATGCCACCCATCGACCTCTTTTCCAGCTCGGAGTTTTGGACGGCGGTGATAGTCGCCCTAGTCGGCGGCGGTGGAGTCGGAGCGATCATCGGCGCCATCTCCAGCCGTCGCAAGGACACGGCGCAGATCGCGGCCCAGGCATGCGATATTCTGACCGATTCGGTCATCAAGCCATTGCGTGAGCAGGTGGAATCGCAGGAGGAGCAGATAAAGCACCTCGAGGAGCAGCAGCGGAAGTATTTCACGCTCACGGCCTACACCCGCGACCTTTTCCATTGGCTAGGTTTGTTCTGCGAGATCATCGAGCCGGATTTCCTCAAGCGTCATCCGAAGCCGCGCCTGCCCGACGAACTCCGCGCCGACGTGGCACCCGAAACATTGGAGGACTGATGGGTTATCTCGCAATCGGCATCTACGCCGCCCTCTGCGTCGTCTTCCTGGTGTTCAACCACGGGGCGCACAAGGACTGACATTTTCAACATGAGGCCATCTCTTCGGAGGTGGCCTTCCTTATTAAGGAGGCAAATATGGCGGAACACGCCAATGGAAACACCACCACCAATCTGCCGGGATTGACCGGAGAGCGCGTCAAGGCCGGAGTGACCATCGTGGTCACCCTCTACGCCTTGATTAACGCCGGCCTGAATCTGGCCGGCTACAATACCCTGCCCTTTACCAATGAGCAGGTGTCCGCGACTGTCTTCAGTGTCGTGGGCGTCATCGGCACGATCTACTGCTGGTGGAAAAACCAGAACATCACCCGCGCCAGTCTTGCGGGCCAGCAGCTTGTGGACGCATTAAAGAAGGAGGGCGTGGTCAATGGCATCAGCGCGGCGAAGAGCGCGGCCTTGAGCGCCGCTTCCGCCGTGGCCAAGACCACGCCGAAGACCGAACGCTCCGAGACCGACGATACTTCGGAGGACTGA